GAGAGATCTCTTCTTGAGGATCAGCTGCTATCTCGGTTTCAGGCTCGGTGGTGTTAACCTCTTGAGTTGACTGCTCTTCTGCTGTGGAAGGCGGCGGCGAACTTTCGGTCTCCATGGCCGACACTAAATCTTTAAGTTTTTCTAATATATTCATTATATCCCCCCTGCTATGAAAAAAGTATTTTTTTAAGATTTCTAACATTGTTATCAAACTTACAAAAATCAGATGCTAGGAATTGCAAAGATTTAGATTTGCAATCTTTGTTTTCATCACTGAACTGGAAGAAGAATTTGCCTGTCTCCAAGCGCTTGCACTCCAAGAGTACATGGCCAGTTAGCTGCAAATACGCTGCTATACCTATATCACTAGTGGTGAAAACATTCTCGGGGCTCTCTTCTGACATGAAATGTCTTCTCCTTATACTGTTTTTATACTTTGGGTAGTAAGGTAAGTAGATTTTAAAAGGAGATTATTCCCTGGTCAGCTAGCTTTAGCCATCTTTTCGAAGAAAATAACCTTTCTCTCCATCTGAAGCTGGGAGCTTTAACTCATACGTAAGGTTTTCGTCAATGTTTAGGTCTTCTTGAAGTTTTTGGGCCATGGCATGCAAATCAGCTTGGCCATAGACGATCTGAGACATTAAATTTGATTTTGTTTTTTCGTGCTGAAGACACATCTGGGCAAAATAGTTTTCTAAGTTATTTAATCTCTGTTTGAAGGAGAAAATGCCTTCTACATTCTCCCATTCTACATCAATAATTTCATCCGTAACCAAAGTATTGGTGTTCTCCACCTCTTCAGTAGCCGTAACCTCTGGTTTAACTTTCTTTTGTTGTTTAGACATTTTTTATTCCTTTTCTTGTTTTGGTTAAAATATTTTTTAACCTTTTACGTATGTTATCACAATAAAATCATTATTTTCAACATTTTCAGAAAAAACTATAGTTTTCCCGCCCGAGATGGAGTAATCATATTCGGCGCCTTGAGTTTGTAAAAGGCCATTGATAAATATCAACTCAGTATTGTCTTTAATCGAATAAAGTGCTGGAAAATTGATAAGATCAGCTGGTATGCTCTCCGACGTTTTTAATATTTCTCGGACAACCAGATTTTGATTGAGGATCTCTGCAAAATTCTTTGTTGTGACGGCATCAGCTGATACTGCAGACCCTCCCCCAGTGCCGGCAAAGAAACTAGCTGCAGGGGTGTTACTGAGACCTCCTCTCATTGCTCCCAGAACTTCCATTGCTATTGGTGGTAGGCCTGCAAGTCCATAATAGGCTCCAAACTCATGCTCGGGGATTTCGGCCAATGAGATTCTTTCTCTTGGAATCTTCACCTCGACCGCATTCTCTCTGATTGCATAATGTGGTTTTTCTCTATTCTTGCCCTCTCCTATAAGATATCCTATAACTTTGAGGTTAACCTTCGTCTCGAACTTTCTCTCATCCGAAGAAAAGTCTGATAAGTTGTCAGTTGAGGTGTAAGCATTTTGTATAAATCCTTCATATTTGTGGCCCTTTTCTTTCAGCCTAACATAGTTGACTGTTCCGGTTTTGGTGGCGAAAGGAGTCATAAGATCATTCATTTGCTGTTGATATTCTGTTCTTAGTGTTATTTCATACATAATCTCAACGTTAACAGGCATTGGCACACTGACTGTCTTATACACTATTTTTGGATTAGCATATGGGTAGTTCTTCTGGCCATATAGGCGCATTGCGTCTGCATTCGCAAATTTCATGGTCTTTTCTTGGTAAAGTACTCGGTTGATGCCCAGAGAACCACCTTGATCGTCTGAATTCTCTGGAACATTACCCTGAAAGACACCCGGGCTGGCTGCGGACTTGGTAAAACTAGCTCTTTTTATCGAAATGATTGGTAATACCAGCAATCCTTGCTTATCTCTTCCTTCTTTCTTTATTTTTGATTGATAAGACCTTTCTGCAGTGGCCCAGATAACTGGTACTGGCTGGAAGCCTTTGTTTGTCATGGTGGACAAGGCTAGACCATTTACAAAGTTATAAACCGATTTATCGATTGTCTCGATTGTCGATATGTCAAAATGAATCTTTTTGGAGCCTGTTTCAGACATTGAAAAGACCCTCTCTGGCTCTTACACAGGATGCTGCGATCTCAAACCTTGATTCGGACTGGCCAAAGAGCCATTTTGGTTCCTCAAGTGTCAAGATCTCATACATAAACTCACCATGTTGTATAAAATCTCCTTCCCTGACAAAAAGATCTTGATCTTCAGTTAAGCGGCGCTTATGAAAGGCCACTGATATCTTTTCTACCCTGTCGACGCCCAAAGGTGTAGTCTTCGTTGCTTGAGATTGATATTTAACCATCGCATATACCCTAACTGGGTCCAAAAAGTTCTTGTCTATTGCCTCGCCGTAAAGAGAGTGGAAGTTGGTGTGTTCTAGGCTTATTGAATAGTATAATATGGTCTGGCCGATGACGCGTTCAATCAACTCATCATTGACCTGTTTAACAAAGTCCTTCTCTTTCTTCCCTGTGAATAAAGGTGGAGGTGGATTGCTTGGTTGTGACCACTTATTTTCGTCAGACATCAGTTACTACCCCACAAAGATGTAATTTGGCACCTTTTCTAGTGATTTTCCAGCACTCTCGGCCATGGCAGCCTGTTGTTCTGATAGCTTAGAGTAGGTCATCTCTGCCAATGTGACTTTAAGCTCTTCTCTAAGCTTCTCTTGCTCCGCTTTGGCCTCTGTTATAAGAGCTGTACCGTTAAGCTGCACTGTTTCACCTGGAATTGGGACAGATCCGAACTTAGAGCGCACCTGGCCAAGTGTTTCCTTACAAAGAGATAGTGAAAATCTGCGGATCCACTGCTTTCCGATTGAATTGATGTTATTGAAGGGCAAGTTTCCTATAGGAAGTGTATTCATATTGTTGACGCCTTCATCTTTACCCTCGGTATCCTGATCCCAGGCGTCTGTAGAGATTGAAAACTCAACATTCATCAATCTTGGGCCGCCAGAATAAGGTATTGGGAAAAGCCTTATCTTATTATCTTTCAATTCGTATGAAAAGTGTGACATTCGAGTATAGATTGCATCCTCAAAGGCCATGGCTTGAGCCTTATTGTGCCAAGCCGGGATAAGTTGAAAGGTCGAGTCATCTGAAAACTGCCCATAGTTGTGAAGGTTCCCTACAACGTTAAGGCCACCATAATATCCAAAGAACCTCCACATGGCATGTGGGGTCTTGTAGTATACCTTTTTAATCAAGATCTTTTTGGATCCAATTTTTGCTGAATGCGCATCACTGGTGGATATTATTTCTTGTAGATCGTAGTCCTGTGTGCCGTCAGTGATTGCAAAGCTCGCTGAGTACTGTATGGAGCCCTGCAAGCCTATCTCCGACCCAATCCCCGTGCCAAGCCTTCGAGGGAGCCCATAATCGAACTTAGGGTATTTTAAAGCGATATGAGAACCAGCAAGGGAAGCACTAAGTGCTGAGTCCGATGAGAGGTTCCCCTTTGAATCAAATGATCCTGTTGTATTCCCCAAGGTATAGGGCAGCATGTTCGTTGCTTGATGTATATTTATTAAGTATGAATACTCTAGTACTGCTTCTTCGTAGGCAGCATATACGTTGCCTTCTGTCAGCTCAATATCTAATACGTCTCCGCCAAGTTTCTTATAGACATGCGAGACTTGATCAACTGCTCCTGCAATGAATTCAGCTGAGTAGAGAGGGGCAGCTTCATCTGAATATATTTTGTAAGGTAAAGCACCATTAACATTTACTGCTGTGCCGGCAGCAGGTAGAATGATCGCCGACAGAGTGCTTGTTGGCGTCAATGTTGGTAATGACATTTATGGGGGCCCTCGCTAATTATAGTTTATCACTATAACTAGTATTTCAGGCTACTAAATGGCTGAAGTGGTTGTTTTTGTTTTGGTGGTACGAGGCTTGCGCTTGGTTGCCGGCTTCTTAGTGGCTGTTTTCTTCACCGTTTTAGGCTTGGGAGCTTTTGGCTCTGGTGCGCTCTGCGCCGCCCTTGGCTGTTCAGTTTTGATCTCTGGAATCTTTTCTTCTATGACAACTGAAATGTTTTCTGTTATCTCTGCTTCTTCAGTGACTTCAGTTACTGTTTCCACCTCTGGTGCTGTAGCTGTAACCTCTACTTTGCTCTTTCCAAAAACTGCTGCTCTTAATGTGGCATATTTTGTGGCATATTTTGCCATTGTTAGTCTCTTTCTACGTTTACCCATGATGTCTCCTTTGTGTTGGGGTCATACAATAAATAGCCTTAATTAAAAAAAGCCCACCGGAATGAGCTTAATCTTGAAGTTCTTAAAAAAGGTGTTATACGGTTATACCAGTTGTGGCGCCATCTAAAGCAAAACAATACCATTGAACTCCGTCAGTATACAACTCCGCAAAAGCTCCCTTGCTTGAGTCGGCACTAAAAGCGAAGTCGCCAGTAATGGTCTCCATGCCGTCATCACCACCGGCGCCGCCTCCGACGCCGGCTAAAGATGCCGCATCGTCTGCCATATTTGTGCTAACGTTGATACTGAGTATATTGTTGCTGTCAGATCTTATTACCTTACACCACCAGCCTGCGCCGGCTTTTGTGGCTGAGGGCATTGTTATTGTCAAGTTACCGCCAGAGGTATTCATGACAAAGATTGTTCCGCAATCGTGAACTTCAACGGTTTTATCGGACGTTAACCCGGTTTCAACTTTCATTCGTTGCGCTGAATATCTTCCTAATTTGCTCATTTCTCTTTCTCCTTAAATAATAAGCTGACTTTGTTGTGTTATACCGTTATGCCGTTACCCGAATCGGATAAGGCAAAACAATACCATTGAACTCCGTCGGAGTACAACTCTGCAAAGGAGCCCTTTGAGCCATTATTGGTGAGGACAAAGTCGCCAGCAATAGTCTCCATGCCGTCACTGGCGGCCGCGCCGCCGCCGACGCCGGCTAAAGATGCCGCATCGTCTGCCATATTTGTGCTAACGTTGATGGAGACTGAGTTGGCGCTTGAACCTTGTACTATTCTGCACCACCAACCAGATCCGGCGGCAACCGCGGAAGGCATTGTTACTGTTTTCGCGCCGGTCATAATAAAGACTGTCCCACAGTCAGAAACCGCAGCAGTTTTGTCCTCTGCTGTGATTTCAACTTTTCTTCTTTGGGCTGCATATCTTCCTAGTTTGCTCATTTGTTAAATCTCCTTTAGTCTTATTAAAGGCAGTTCGCCTTACCTTTCATATTATAAATAGTGTGCCAGAAAAAGAAACGCCCCACCAAGTTAATGATGGGGCAGAATCTTTCGCTAACGCGTGTTATTGGGCACTATTAGCTAGCGCCTGCCTCACCAAGGAGACCACGAACGATAACAAGACCGTACATATCTGGTCGAACCATCTTCTTAGCATAACGGGTCATAACGCCCTTACGCGGCACGAAGTCATCCGGGCCAAAAATGGTGGGAGTGACCTGCAATGGAATATACGGGGAGTAGACAAATCCACTTTCGAGGAAGCTGCTACCCTTACGTCCAACAAGGACCACGTTGCGCAAGAAATAAGGATCAACGTAAACGTCGAACTTCTTACTCAAGCTACCAGACTTGACAGCACCGATGGTACCACGATCCTGGTCAGCAGTTACGCTTGCGCGGAATCCACTGGTAAACTCCAGAATGTTAGCAACCTCGGGAGAACAAACAACAAAGTTTGCTCCACCGCGGAGTGTCTTGCGGTGAATCTGAGCGCTGACATCATTGATAGTCTCAATGAGTGTCTCATACCACTCACTGACCGTACCTGTGAAGTCAGGTGCTGCAGATGTTGCACCAAGCTCAGAGCCGTCGGCGTTGACAAACAACCCAGGAGCACGGCTCCAGTGGCGTGTGCCGGCGGTTGCACCCTGTACAAGGTCTCCCAAGAGTTCACGATCGATCTCAAGGGCAATTTGCTCTGAAAGGATACCGGTCAGCTCAACCTCTGCGTCAAGGTTGTGGTATGCGTTGAGATCTTGTCCCAACTCAGGGGTCCACTTGGCCTTGAGCTTCTTGGTCTGTGCTGTTACGGCGACTGAATCGACCTTGATGTCAATTTCTGCCATTTCCGAGCGGCCTTCAAGTTCCCATCCCTGTGCCGTCTGGGCACCTGCAACAGCTCCAATAAGGCCGGTGCGGCTGACATTGCCAATCTCGTCCTTAACGGGATATGACTGGACTATCAAATGGTCGCCCGTGCCTTGAACGCCGGCGCTGAGAGTGGCGGTCACGAGAGTGGCACTGCCGACAAGTATAAAGCGAACCCAGTCCTGGCTGTCGTGTGTGACGATGCTAGTCAGCCGGCGTACTTGCTGTGTGGTTGCGGGTGCAGCCGATAGGGCGCCGACTCCGTTATCGCCGGCGGAGCTGTCCATAAACTGTATCGCTGCGCGGGTGCCGTCAGCGTTCTTTGGGTGCAAGTCGATAGCAGCAAGGGCATCTCTATTAAGGCCCTCAAAATTCGCCAAAGGAATATCAATCGCCATGATGCGGGCCGTTGAGTTAGCCAAGACATCTGGATCAAAGTCGATAAGCTTCTTGTCTGCTTCCGTCAAGGCCGAAACAAGAGAGGTTCCAGCTGGAATCATGCGAGCAACACTCAGAGAGTTTGCTTCAAGAAGCGATCCCTTATTCATCAGCCCCGCGTCGGTGATCGAGTCGGCGGCAACTTTACCTAGGCTAGCTGTTGCATGGGAAAGTCCCGTGTTGAAATCATAAAAGCCGCCGGCATCGAGTCCATTAGCGACGGCGCCAAGATCGACACCTCCGGTCAACTGCTCACCAACCACGTTGCCGCCGTAGACGGACTTACCGTCACCGCGGGCGTCGGCAGATCTAGTGAAGTCAAGGAAGAAGATGAGGCCCGAGGGCAAACTCATCGGCTGAACCGAGACTAAATCGTTTGCAATCAATCCACCGAATACTCGGCGGACAATTGGAAATGCAACTGCGGCGAAGCCTTCGACGTCGCCAGCTGCCATTGCGGATGCTTCACGAAGAAGCTCCTTGGCCTGATTTTCAAGTAGGACGGCCATGCCCTGTTTATGTTGCCCTGCGTTAAGACCTTCAAGAAGTCCAGTAGCTTCCCACTTAGTGAGTAGTGCTGCACCTTCTGTCTCGACGTTACGCTGAACAACACCTTCGGTTAATTTCTGTAAAACAGACATTGTATAATACCTCCAAAAATATTGTTTATTGTTTAATTCCTGCTAATCTTTGCATTCTACTGAATGCGGGATTAACAGCCTTACTTTTTTGCTCTTCGCGAGCAGCGACAAGTAACGTTGAACGTCTCGAAACAGCTTCACTGAGGCTATTTAGCTTCTTCTCTGCAGGGGAAGAAGTAACAGTCTCGCAAAGTGTATCAAACACTATCTTCGCTTCTTGTACGGTTTCGGCTTTGGAAATGGATTCAACAATTTTTTGTTTTTGTCGCTCATTCAGGGAGGCATTCTCTAAAGCTCGATTAATATACAACAACTTCGCGTTGGAGACATTTGTGGTTTCCAACTTTTCTTGCAAAGTTTCAAATGTTGTAATGTATTTCTTGTTCTGTGCCTGTAATTTATCGGCAGCAGATCCTAAAATCTTGTTTTCTTTTTGTAGTGCTGCGACTGTCTTGCGCAACTCTTTATTCTCTTCTTTTACTTTTGTATCTTGTTCACGCGCAAGGAGCATGTCCTCATACTCGCGCATTATTGGTTCCGGAGTACCGGCCCAGCCGCTCTTTTGGGGCTCAAAATCGATTCGGACGGCTTCTAAGACGTCTTCAACATCAATATCCTCATCAATATCCATTTCACTGAGTACTTCTGCCACCATTTCAGGAGTGATGTCGACGCCAATGTCAGCGTCATGACCCATATCCATATCGAAGCCGGTGTCATCCATATCCATATCATCGTCCAGGTCTAGATCGAACTCTTCGTCGTCGAAATCTTCTTCGTCGGTGATATCAATACCAATCTCTGTATCATCAAACTCGTCGTCTCCACCAAACAGGCCGTCATCCTCATCGGGAAGGTCAGCGCGTAGTGAATCTAGTTTAATATTAATGATTTCGTCGTCGGGATCCCCAAGGTCTGGGTCGTATGCATCTGGAATATCAGCCATTACGCCGTCTATTGCAGGATTCTCTTCCTCTTCCTCTTCTTCTAGACCACCAACTGGCTCGTCCATTGCCGGCATCTCACCGCCAAGGTCTTCTCCGCCCATCTCTGCAAAGGGATCCTCTTCTTCCGCTTCCAGCAGATTCTGCACAGCATCCTTAACTTCTTGAGAATACTTCTCAATAACAAGGTTCTCAGCGTTCTTAAGGGCTGCCTCTTTCAACGCTTTGGCGTCAATAATGGCTCTTTCCAGTAGATTAGACATGCGTTTGTGACTCCTAAAAATAATTTACACAAGATTGATGTAGTAATAGTTACTCTAAGTAAATAGTGAGCTTGTTTTTAAAAAGGAAGGAAAAGTTTTGACAGGGTTCTAGAAGGTGGAGCAGGCCGGAAAAATAGTGCAAGTTTCGCCGTTGGCCAACGCGGTTACTACAAATTTGACTTTGTCTACGCCAAAAATCTCTAGTACAGTATGAGTTCTAGTTGTAGTATTCGAAATGGTGGCGCCAATGTTAGCCCACTGACCCGATGCATGCATATACGCCTGAACCTGTATTGTGTTTGCGGCGCTCCCAATGTGTGAAATGTGCAAGAATCTTTGATTCTCGGTTACATATGGATCAGATGTTGCTGTGCCCTCGTCGTCAGCGCCGGTTAAAGTAACCGATGCTGGCGGTGTGTGATCACTGCTTATTAGATTCTTTGGGCCTCTTGTTCTGCCCCAACTTGAATAGGTATGAAACCCGGAACTTGTGCTAGCTGCCATTTCTAAAATCTCCGTTTGATATTATTACTTATATTCATTTTCGAATTTCTTCTTATATTTCTCTGTTGCTTTTTGAGCCAATCGCTTGGCTTCCCGACGCTTAAGGCGGCGAATATCTGACTTTTTAGTGAAATGTCGACGATCTTTAACTTCATCAAGGATCCCACATTTCTTAACCTTTCGAGAAAACTTTTTAATCATTCGCTCTACTTGTTCTTGATCTCTAATCTTTATTTCTATATGTACTGGCGTTCTTCTGCCCATTATAAATCCTTTTACTTAAGTGCGTTCCACTTATTTCCTGCTAAACTAAACAACTTACTTATATCCACACCCGAATCGTTAGGGTCAATACCTGTCAGTGCACCTCCTGGGCCGGCCGGTGCGTTGGGGGCGCCCTGTGTTCTGAGTGGTGTAGTACCTTCAAATACATTTTGCATATTGGTGTTCCCGATCGCATCAAGCATTTTCTTTTTTGTCTCCAAGAGCTTCTGTTTCTGGGCCGCTACTTCTTCTTCAGAGGGTTGTGTCGGCTGGGCTCTCAGCACTTTCTGTGGTTGCTGGTTTTCCACCAGCAAAGACTGTGCCTTGGTTATCCCAAAAGCCACTTCTGCTATGATATCTGAAAGTACCCCCTCTTCAAAGAGAGTCTCTCTTACACATTCTTTAATAATCTCTTTAAGATCTGATCTTTTCATTTACTTCTCAAACTTGTATAGTATGTCGTTGAGGGCACGATTGATTGCGTCGCCCTTGTTAAATATATTTGCTCTGTCTCTTGCTTCTGTCATCATGAACGCGCCAGGTGTTGATGGTTCTGATACCATATCAAAACAAATGAGTTGGTAATCATCTTCTACCATGATCACACCATCCTTGCCCTCATTAACTGAGCCTAATCCGCGGGATGAAATACCTAAAGTGACTCCTGACTCAACCAAAGAGCGGAGAATTTTACCTGATGGAGTTTCCAAAACCTTTATTTTGCCCATGCACTTCTTCCCCTCCATCCATATTTCGGTTACCATATGTGAGGCATTGCAGAGGTTTATGACTGAAGAGTCTGGATGGTCCAGCTCTCCCAGGGCACGGTGCTCCTTTACAAGTTTTGAATAGTTTTTCACTTCATTCTCTAAAACTTTCTGTGGATATACACGCTTGTTACCATTCTGTGTCTCTGCCATCTGCATTAGCCCGGATAATATGCAACCTCCGTCTGCAACAAAGCGCTTCTCAGCCTCAGTCAGCAGGTCTTGGCAAACTCCGCCTTCGCATAGTTTATAGTATTCTCTTATAAGTTTCATATCAATCCTCAATGCGGGGGCCACCCGCGTCAGCTAGGCTCCCTTGCAACAGTTAGCAACAGGGCGAATGTACCATCTTATAGTAGTAAAAGATCTCATTTATATCGTACTCCTTCTTTAATAGTTGTGGTCTAATTTTATACCGTTATCATCAAATATTACGTCAAATGCATAACTAACCGACGACCCAAAGCACCCCAACAAAAAAGCTGTCACGAAAGAGTGATCAAAACTAAATAGTTTGGTATAATCGTTTAGTGCCCACAAAAGTACCCCCGACCAGAATCCGGTGCACATGGTGCAAGAGAAAAGTTGACCCAACCAACCGGTGGATGGCCGGATGAAATCCAAAACTTTTCCATATACTAATATTTGGGTGAGGCCGGCAGTGGCCAGAGAAAAATAAAGCAGGCTCATTCTTCCTCTTTTTTCTTCTTTTCGCTCTCTCTTATAAGGGAGTAGTTGTATTGGAAACCAAAAGGACGGATACCAGGATGCAAGGAACCCTTCCTGTCTGATTGCGGAACGTCGCCTAAATCTGTGACGTCATCTCCAGTCGGTGTCAGTAGATAGTCCAAACGATCATCATCATACTGTACTGAACTCTTAAAGAATGGCTTCTCCTGGTCGAGATACTCATCTAAAATATATAAGCATGCCTGCAAAGCATCCACGCCCGGGACCTTAGACTCAAGAATTGAACATTCAAGTGAACCATAGACATTTCCGCCGCGAATGCTGGCTCTATCAACAACGCCGCGCTTTGACATGTATCCGAACATCCTATCTTGTGCCTGGTAAACCTTATCGCTCATCTGATCCTTAGGAAAGGCTACACACTTTTTGCCGACCTCTGATATAACAATATCAATGTCTTCATGATCAAATATAATTACATTGCCGTCTAGGGTTCTTCTGGCCTTGAGTTTGACCCGGGGATCTCTCTTGATATCAGCTGTTATTGTCATTTTTGTTAATCTCTTCTATTAAGTTTTGTGTCTTTAAGACAACTTCTAACAAATCTGTATCTATTTCTTTTTCTTGGTATCCTTCTAAAATAGAATATACTTTGTCTATTTTTTCTTTTAAGTCGTTATCCGACGATACCGCAGAACTCTCCTTGCACTTTTTCAGGCCGGCCTTGAGCCTTCCTATTTCTTCGTTTAAGAAGAACTTAAGCTCAATACCGTTGTCTGAAAAGGAGGAGATGTATTTAATTAACAGGCCCTTCTGACTTTCGCTTAAACTTTCTGAATATTCTTCATTAAACTTATTAACAAAAGAGCCGTATACAAGATTGTCGATCGGTTGCTTGATATCTTGATCTGATGTGGTACAGGATTCTGACATCTGCTCAATGATATTCTCTTCCAGCAGCACCCGATCCTTTATCGGGAGGGTTTTTTGAAAGATGGAATAAACAGATGCGATGCTTTTGTAGTTCGGAACAAAGTTGTTAAACAAATTTTTTGATAAAGTTCTGTTAATTTTATTTATTAAAGCAGATTGCTCTTGGAATAAAGTCTTCCTATTCAAATCAACATACTTTTCTTTTGCCTCAACAACAATTTTCTCTGCGGCGCGCTTTTCAACTTCCCTGGTTTCGTAAATACTCTTATATAAGTCCAGTTCTTTATTGAGTTCAGATCCAGTATTGAAATGCTCCTTTAATATAGAAACAATTTTTGACTGCTTATTCTTATTCTTTTTAACAATAGACTTGGTAAGCTCCCTAACCAATGCCTCATAAACAAACGCTGTATTTCTTTTTTTATTATGCTTCAGTCTCATTTTCATTTTTCCTCTTTTTTAAATCTAGATCCTCAAACAAAACTTTCAATTCTTTTTGATCATTGAATATCTTCTTTTCTTCTTTTGTAGAGTAATTAGTCGCCAGAGCTTCATAAACACTTGTGCCGCGCACCAAACTAGACAATTCTGAGGCTCCTGGAAAGTTTTTCCTCTTTGTTCCTGCTTCTGGTGAAGCTGCTCTATTCATATTCTTTTTCCGTGGCCCAGAGGTCTTGCGGCGATCGCCTGAAGGATATAACTTTCGAGGCTCATACCAGCCGTGAGATTTACTTGTTGTTGTCTTCCCTTTTCTATCGGTTTGTTTACCAATCTTATCATCGCGTTTGCCGGGGGGTGCGGCGAGAAGGTCTCCTTCTTCTGGGCCTCCGCCTAGATCTTCCCCTCCTGCGTCGGCAGCGAAGTCATCTTCAGGGCCGGTGGGTGCTCCTAGTTCAGGTTCCATACCAGCGACCCCTTCGCCGCCGAGTTCTCCCATATCTCCGCCTAACTCAGCGGAATCTGCAGTGGCCGCGGCCTGTTCTGCTTCTGCAGCTGTTTCAAGCGCGGCTTCAAATCGGCGATCATAAAACATTTCGCGGCGGTTTCGGATAAACTCGTCATCAGTCATGCCAAAAAGCTTCTTAGCTAACCATTGCTTGGAGAAGAAACCTTCTGTAGCTGTGGATACAATATCAAACTTTGTTTTCCAATGTTCAAGTTCTTGCATTTCTGATATCTTTGAAGGGTTATTTAGTTGTAACTTAAAGCTAACCAAATCCTCTTCGCGGTAGCCCAGGGTATAGAGGTGGATAATTCCAACCTTTTCAAGCTCTGTTATAACAGAACGCTGCAATCTTTGTATGGTTCTTGCAAACCTTATATCTTTTTGAGCTAACGTTGTCTTATCTTCCGACGCCTTCTCAGCATCTGAGGATAAGTAAGATGCCGGGATCTTAAGTGCTGAAAAGAGTTTATCTCTCAGATATTTAACGTCATCAATATCTCCAGTGTATTTGCCGCCTTGGAGCGGTTCGATCTTTGTGCCACTGGTCCCGCCGCGGACAGGGATGAAATAATCTTCCTCGATGGAGAGGGGGTTATAGCGTAGATCTACGCGGCCGGTGTCGGCGTCAACAACTTGATTGCGTTTCATCTGCGTCATCGCTTTTTGCATGTATTGTTCAACGTCTTGCGGAGGAATAGCTCCAACATCGATATAGAATACGCGGCGCTCGGGAGATCTGACAATACGATAAGCCATCATTGCGTCTTCAAGCAGGGTCAACTGCCTCCAAATGCGCCTTGCTGGTTCAAGCACAGACGTACC